GTTTTATCCATGTCCCAAGGTTTTATACCTAACCCTCCAAATTGGACCGGTAGGTAGGGGTCTAACCCCAAGGCAAGACATTCGGAAACGAATGGCTTTGCAACATGGGAAACCATGATTTGGTATTCATCCTTAGATGGACACCATAAGCGGAACTCCGATAAAGGATTCCCGATTACAGACGCACGCCAAGAATTGGTGTGGGCCTGTTCAACTGAAAAGCTACGGTAAGGGGCAACCCACCGTAACTTCAGATGCGAGGCAATAGTTAAATGACTATTACCACGGTCGTCAACCGACAATTCATAAGGCGTCTCTGCAAAGATTGCCCTATTTTCTGAGACAAAAGTCTTTGTTTCAGAAAGAAAGAACCCAAAGTCCTTCATTATCTGAAGGTACCTTGCGTAAGGTGCGGGTCTCCAATAGAGAACTGCATCATCCCCTTTGGTTCGATGAGCCTTAGGAGGAATACGGGGATAGTCCTGACGGACCATCTCTATGGCTAGTTCGTGAACGATTTCAAGAACCAGCCAGCCCAATGGAGAACCCATTGGCATACCGACATTCGAAGAGAATGTCTCGCCCTTGTACTCCAATTGGAGTGCAAGCGGAATTACTTTATTAAAGTAATCATCCGGGAAATCAAAGATTTCCTGAATAACACTACGCGCCACATCGTGGTGCATCGTGTCTGTTGCAGCACTGTAATCAATGCTGTATAGTCTCGCTTGAGGATCATACGGTCCTAAAGCGATATCCAACTCCGTACTAAATGTACAAGTTGGTATGCTACGCACAATGCCGAAAGCGGCTTTGCGCAAAACATGATTATGGGTCTGGAGAGCCCAACCCATCTTCGTCACCATGCGAGTTTTCCATCCTCGCTCGGTGATTACTACAGGTTTGCACCTGAAGTGGATCTCATCGGTTAACTCCAATGGGACCATCCTACGACTTTCATTAAGAATGTTGTAGGAGACCGTGGTTGGTAGGAACTCATAGTTCGCACCAGCACTGAGTCTTACGTCATATGCCGGGCTAGCTCGGTACCTAGCGTTTTCTCTTATGTCTTTCATGGCATGAGAGATAGCATAAAGATCACCAATAAAGGTGTTCTCCATTAGGCAGGCATTGTACCCGCCTTCTTTCCTCGTCTTCTCATAACAAGAAGATGTGGTAATATGATAGAAGTCCTCTGGGACACTATCAAGCCTGATCCTCCGGAGTAATTTCTGGAGGGATCGATCGTACCTAACAGTAGTGCTAGGCCGATCAGTAACCAAACTGGCTAGGAATTTCCTAATCAGTTTGTCCTCTGTATGCTCAGTCAATGTCCTTTCGGGCAAAGCACGGGCAATATAGGACAGTTGTAATAGAGGTAAATAACCTCTTTTACGGAAGAACCCTTTTAAACAGGTTCTTCGGTAACGCGGCAGTAGGAAACCTATTGCAGCATAGTCAGGTTCAGTTCCCTGGACCCATGACAGACGTGCCGCAAGGCATGCCCGTTTTATCTGTGGATAATAAGTCCACGGATGAGACTCTGCACATTCGGCCATATGCTGAATGTGCTTAGTGAGGTGGTGTAATGCACCCCTTTTCCTATCGCGTCCGAAACGGGCGCAATAGAATTTATGAACCCCAGAAGCCACGAATGCGGCCTCTAACGTTCGAACGAAGACTTTCGTCTTCTTTCCGAGCGAACTCGGGTTGATGCCATAGGTTTCCGTTGATCCTTGCGGATCGGCGGGACCTTGGCGTCGGTTGTTGTTTA